GGTGGGCCTCCCGTGAGTCGAACACGGCACCAACGGATTATGAGTCGCTAACACAGACCTGCTATAGATACGCATTGTCCGTACAATCAATGACTTACCGAATCACCCTCCTGCTTTGGCTCTGCATAACACCACTATGCCGTTGACACTTTGTTGACGACATTCTTACGGACTGCCTGACGCCCTAGAGGGGCGTCATGAGGCATCAAGTGATCCCCTGAACGGGGATCAGGCCGCTAAAGCGAAAGACCGGCCCGCTACCGCGCTTTCTTCGTATAAGCAACTTTTCACTGCGGTCTTGCAACATTAAACCCTAGAATGTAGATTTGCAGCGAAATCCGACCCACTTTGCCGCATAATTTGCAAACGAATCTGACCCACGTTTAAGACACAATCCTGCTCATGACAATGAGTGGGGAATTGGAGTGATCGACGTGGCATTACTAGGCATTATTCGACGCTGGCACATTCGCGAGCAGATCCCATTGAGAGAGATAGCCAGACGTTTGGGCATCTCCAGAAACACCGTCCGACGCTACCTGCGCTCGGAAACCATCGAGCCAGCCTACGCTGAGCGGCGCTCCACCCGCGCCATCGACAAATACGCGTTCCAACTTTCGGCGCTCCTCAAGTCCGAGGCAGCCAAGTCACGTAAGCAGCGGCGCACGCTGAAACAGATCCACGAGGACTTGAAGGAATTGGGGTTCGAGGGGTCTTACGACAGAGTCGCGGCGTTCGCGAGGGTATGGAGGGCGGGTCAATCTGACCGGGTCAATCCTGCCAGCAAACGAACACCTTCAAAGCTTCCTGACGGATGAAGCCCAAAATATGTACGCATAAACACTCAGAAGTCGAGTGCGCGTCGTGATTGAGCCGAGTTGCCATCCTCAATTAGTTGAGCCTTTACCCCGTCCAACCATCCAATGATAATCCCTGAATCGCAACAACATACGGCGATGAAACGTTCGCTCATCAGTCTGGTCGCAGCTGTTGCAAATAGCAATACAATTTACCCTAGTCCTCTAGTACCTTTGCAGATACCACGAGCACTAGATCGGTCTGAGGACACGCAAGTCTTACAATGACAATGCGCTATGCGCACCTGGCCCCAGAGCATTTGCAAGAGGCAAAACACCTCAACCCATTGGCCAGCCTTAAAGCAGCTTGAGTCTCAACCTGACCTCCCAAGAGCACCGAAATGAAGTCCAAATATGGCATTGCTACACCATTAGGCACAAGGGCAAAAATTACACCTAAACTAATGGACTTGAAGAGTCCTGATGGACAACAGAAATTTCGTCAAGCATTGGAAAGGGTACTTCGAATTCATGAGGACGTGCTCAAAGCTCTAGCTAAACGATAAAACTCGGTTGACACTTTGTTGACAGTAGAAATGCAAAAGGACTTAGGTTTTCACCTAAGTCCTTGATTTAATTGGTGGGCCTCCCGTGAGTCGAACACGGCACCAACGGATTATGAGACACATGCTCTACGTTGCTCACTCAACAACAAAACGACACTCCGTAGAAATTTACAAACTTCATTGATACTCAACCAAACTTGCGCTACCTTGCCCCATACCAAATGAACCAAACTTTCCTAAATACTCATCGCTATCTAGCTTTCTAAGAGCCTCGTGTATCGTCTCCAGAAACCCACCAACCTCTAGCTGTACTTGCCCAATGTAGGCAGCATTGCAGTACTGGTGCGTATTCGGACGGAGCCTATCTGATAGGTAATCGGTCATTTCAGCCCTGAGAGGCACCAACTCCTGCTTGACTACCTTTTCTTGCTTTCCATGTGCCATGGTATTTCGAAACTGCACAAGCTCCTCAAGAAGTTTCCAAGAAGTACTACTCTCAATAATCAGAATTCCCAAATTATCACAGATAAGACGATATTTTCGAAGAATCGAGTATCCTTCATACGGTTTTTTTTCCCTCAACCATTCGACAGGAAACAAGCGCGGTCCGACAAAATTTGTGTATGCCTCAGCTGCAAATGCAAACATACACAACGATGCCATAAATACAAAAGTTGAACCCTCTTTATTCCGAGCCGCTTTTCCCTTCAAAATTTTTGCACCATGCCACAGGTCGGCATAAGTATTCACCACTAGTTCTTGACGAACATCTACCATTTTTATCTTCTCGTCGGCCATTGTTGCCTCCTATTTTTCGTCAAGTGAATGTCGGCAACCTATCGGCATAAGCCGCTAGATGAGATGCTGAAAAGTGTGCATACCTACGTACCATTTGTGCGCTCTCCCAACCACCAAGCTCCTGCAATACATTCAATGGTGTTCCGCTCTGGACATGCCAACTTGCCCAGGTGTGACGCAAGTCGTGCCACCGGAAATCCTCGATGCCACATCGCTTTAAAGCCTTATACCATGCAGCGGTTGTAACTTGAGAAACAGGCTCCCCGTTATAGCTAAACACTCGAAGAGGATGTCTACCTCGTTGGAGAACAATAATTCGCACCGCATCGGTGTTCAACGGAACAGCAATAGCTTTCCGCGTCTTGGACTGATCGGGGTGTATCCATGCGAGACGTCGGGACAGATCAACCTGCGTCCAACAAAGTCCTGTCACATTGCTCTTGCGGAGACCTGTTGCAAGAGAAAAAGCGGTCATTTCCGCTAAGTGTGAAGGTAGCTGCACCAACAACGATTCAGCTTGAGCCTTTGTAAGATAACGAACACGGCGGACGGGCTCCCGCAGTAATCGCACTTTCGGTACAACTGGCAACCACTCCCAGTCCACAGATGCACGAATCAAGATTGAACGCAGCAAGGCGAGCATCCTATTAACTGTCCCGTTTGCAACCCCACTAGCAATTTTTTTGTGTGCCAATGAGTCAACTACAGGACGCGTAATATCGGAAATAGCTAGGCCACTCAAGTAGCGATCTAGCCACCGAATAATGCACTGATCAGATTTCAAGGAAGCCTTGTCAGCCTTCTCGATCAACCACCTAGCTACGGCATCATCCCAAGTTTTTTGCATGACACCATCCACCGGAAACACCAGCTGCGACGACTCCGAAAATCCCATATACAGATAACCCAAAATGTTGCAGTAAATAAACTATACAACACTCAAAACGGACATTCATGCACGATATCGGGTAGACCCGGTGCAGTCGCAAGATAGACAACTCCCAATCCGTTGTTACACCACGTCTGCAACCCATCCATACTATGCCCTTCAATCGCACGGAAAGCAGCTTGTACGGCGCCGAGCATGGACGTGCAGCCCAATAGGCGCCAAGAGTGGACTTCGGGCACCACGATGCCCTTGGACCGGAAATAACGCTTTTGATCAAGCGCCCTGCATTGCATTTCCTTGCCACAGTATTTGGCAATGTAGCTGGCGATCTTGTGCGCGCCAGTGACGCCAAAACCGAAGCGATGCGGATCGCGAACGTTGACTTGCCCCATTTGCTCACCGTTCGGCCCACGACCCAGGACGCTTTGCCAGATCGAGCGCAAGAGCGCGTACATTTGCCGACCGGCCACCGCCACATGAAAGTGCAGCGCGCCGCGCTCCTGTTCCTCGATAACGGCGACATAGTGAAATTGCTTGTGCTTGCCGAGCTTGCGGCAAAATGCTTTCCAGTGCTTGAGTGCTGTCTCACGATCCACCATATTTTCTCGATACGTCAGCGTGACCATGCGATCAGCGCCGATCTGTTTGCAGCAGTGTTTGACGTTCTTTTTCGCACGGCGACCAGCATCATCATCGTTTGCTTCGCGGTTCTCGGACTCGCCGCGCTTGGCCTTCGTTTTGAGCAGCCTAGCCGGACCTACAAAGTGCCGTTCCTTGGTTACTGTCACTTCGCACTGCCCATCCGGAAAAACGCGCTTACGGGCCGTATAGTTGTCGTTCCATGTGTTCTTGATGCCTTCATCGTCCCACCACTCCGGGCGATGTTGCGCAGATGGTTCTGCGGGCGAGAAATCAATTGACGCTAAAGCGTTTTCATAATCTAATTCGGTCATTCGGTAGTCCTGTAACGGCAGGTTTATCGAAGGCCCCGGGCATTTAGTAGATGCCTGGGGCTTTTTTTTGTCCATCAAAAAACTGGTTTGAAATCCTGTACTGCACGTGCCCGTAACTGCGATTTCTACTGCTGTGTTCTTAAGTGTCCCTAATACAAGTTTAGCGGCGCTTCGCGCCGCCACCCGCGCTGCGCGCAGATAGCGGCACCAAGCTTTCCGCTACCGTTTGCGCAGCAATTGCTGACGCAATAATTTCTCTATCACCTGATCCGGCGTAATGTCCTTGAAGCGGATGTACGCTTTCAATCCTTCCAGCACTGTGGCATCTACATGCACGGTTAAAAAAGCCTTGCCGTCATCACGCAAGCGCCCTCTACGCTCTTTCTGACGTTGCGCACTGGACTTAGCAGCACCGGTGGCAGGACGCCCCCTACCTCGTCTAATCGGACCAAACAGGTCATGCTCTTGCTTAAGCTTTGGATGCTTCATATGAATTCAACTCTGCGATAGTTCTATTTATTTCCACCAGCTGTAGCGCCTGCTGCACACGTTTCTCTAACCACGGCGAGAGCTTTTCATCACCACTAGGAATGCGCTCCAGCATTTCATCGGCAACATGCATGGCGTCGAACAGGCTTTTGCGCTGATACTCCAACGCAAACTTACATACTGCGATGCAATGAAATGAAAGTTCTGGCATTTGAGCCTCCGAAAAATTCTAAGTTTCCCCAGGATGCAACCGGCAACATCAAAACAAGCGAACTCTAGTATTGAGCAACATCAAAGAAAATTCAAAAACAGTCTTTTCAGGTGGGCGGCAACAGCCAACGTGTGACGGTAAGGTACTAAACGAGACAGCGGACTGCCCGCTAAAACTTTGAAAACGTGTCGCTCCTCGCTCCGATGCGCACGGGCCGTCTGATACCGTCACTTCAAAATCCACCGCCGACTTCGATATGCCCTCAAAGATTTTGCCCTCCGGGCCGCTTGTGCCGTCACCCCGGAATTAACGTGACAAGTCACCGTTTTTCTGAGGTATGCGGAACTTGCGCGCTCAAGATCAGCACCAGATCGGTATGCAGCTTCGTCCCCGATCGAGCAGCCCACGATGACGGCAGAAACGAGAAGCCAGAGGAGCTATCGACGGTTTGTGCATCGTTCAGACCGCCAATCAACAGCACCTCACCATCGTTGACCGTCACCGCCGTTTTCACCTGGCGCTTAATCAGCGTGGGCGAACCCGTCACGCCACTAGCAGTCGGTTTGAAACTGGATATCTGCCCATCGATGGCCAGATTGATTTTGCCGTTACCGAGCACCTTCGGCAGTACGTCGACAATGACGCCGGAAGGCCGATAGACGATGTTTTGAACACTGTTGCCGGAATTGTCTTTGCCTGTGCTGGCAATCGTCGGCGTTTCATCGCCCACAGTCAGCACCATTTTTTGATAGTCGTCGCCCACAATGCGGCTGTTCGATACTTGCTTGAAACGTCCGTCGGTATTGAGCGCATCAATCACCAACTGGAAATTAGTGTTGCGCAAGCTGATCGCAGAAGCCGAATTGACACTGCCAAGCGAGGCGCCAAACTTCGCGCCCAATACATTGGCCATGATGGAAATGCCGCGGCCCGTGCTGGCGTTATCCGTGACCTCGACCCAGGACGCAGACACATCGACCATGCGCGGCAACTGATCGAGCGCACCGAGCAAGATACGCATCTTGTTTAACTCCGATGGGCTACCGGTCAACACAATTTGATTGCCAGCCGCAACCGCACTACGTGGACCAAACGCAGCCGCCACGACCTGCACCAAGAAATCAGCCGAACGGCCAGCCGGCGCATATACCTCAGACTCATGGTCACGGCGCCGGCCAGCAACAACCGCACCTGGATCGAAAGCCCCATCCTCGATATCCGCACGCATAGGACGCGGAGCCGACTTATCAAAAACCGGCAAAGCGGAACCGCTCCCCGGCACGTCAACAGCCGCTGGACGGATAGCTGATGGAGCAGCAGCCGAAGACTGTGCAGCACGCAGATAGTAGACGCCATCACGCAATTCTGAAGCTATCCCCTGATCGCGCAAAATGCCCTCGACAAACGTCGGCAACCGATCAGCATCGAGGGAACTCACCGACACTGTGAGCTTGCGATCCAACGCCAGCGCGTCAGGCGCGATTACAAAATCACGTGCAAGCATGTTCTTGAAAGTGGCCTGCGCGAAAGCGACAAGCGACACGGAAGAAAGCTGTATCGAAACTGGCTGGACTGCGCCAAACGCAACACACGGCAACCAGATAAACAGTATAAATAGTTTTCTCATGACACACCCTTAACCCAGGTATCAGCATCGACCAGCGCAAGCCAGCCGCCATCAATGAAACGAAAGCGCAACGCCGTAACACTGCGGCCATCCGACAAAGTGACAACGTACACACTCCCCCGCGCGATATAACCAATGCCAGTAAGATTTTTTGATGGAACTATTTCAGGCTGTTTTTGAACAATTGCAGGCGCGAGAACTGGCCTGCCAAAGTGATAGCCGAACACGCCCAGGGCGCCGCCAAGGCACAGCGCAGCAAAGAGAAATTTAGTCATATGTTTGTGAGGTGGCTTAGGAGGAAGAGCGCGATAGCTCAACATCGACAGAGCGGCAGGCGTCGCCTGCAATGGCCCGATGAAATCGGGAGGAACACCAGCAACGGCGGACAAGTGCCAAGACGAAAGCAGCGAGTGAGTACCATGCGGATAGGTATCCGAAAAAACTTGCGTCGTGTTGTATGCCTTGTTCAGATCATCGCCACGGAAATACCAACGGTCCGCCACCAACGCATCAGGGGACGCCCCCAATCGCACCACACCGATATGCAAGCGCGGCATACTACCATTAGAGGCCCCGGCAGTCATCAACGCAATGGCGGGGCTCAAAACAGGCACACGCATACGGTCCAAACGGTTCAGCCTGACCACATATTCAAGCAGGGAATCACGCAACTGTTTATCAACCTGGCTGATGTTTTGCATGATGAAAAAAACGTCCCAGCCATACTTGCGCGCATGGATAGCCCATTCCAGCATTTCAGCACGGCCCTTATCTTGAAAATTGCGAGTATTCAACCAAGAACCGCACTCATCGAGCAGAAGCGCACCATTGTGCGATTCATCAAACCCCGGCAACAACTTAGGCGATGGCGCAGACGCCGTGATACCCGAACGCCCATGTTGCAAAATCGGCTCAAAATCGATAAAACGATTGCCACTACCAATCATGTACAAATCGACAGCAGATGGCTTATCAGGAACCCGTATGACGACACTGCGATCCCGAGCTGGCATCAAGTGTTCTAAGAACACATCGCAATTAGTAGCGACGCGCTTGCCATCGCGCAGATAACGCCTAATTTGATCAATAGCAGCCTTACCCTTGCCACTACCCAATTTACCTGTAATTGCATAAACAGCCATATCACCCGCCTATTTCACAACAAGATTGATGCCTTTTTTCTGAAAAACGTACAACTGGCAACCAAGCCAAACGGTGACGTAACAGGTAGCAGCGGAAAGAGTGGTGGAATTAAATACAATTCCAAGCCCAACAGCAAAATTAGGATGCGACGAGGACATACCCGCGATACCCTGGGCACAAACACCTTTAGCGCACGAAGACATAAGGGCAATCATGGTTACAGTGAGCGACAAAAGCAGAGTCAAAGCAGCAAGACGGAATGCTTTCTCCAATACCATATATTTAGCAAATATATTAATCAGAAAAGCCAACATATTGACTAGTAAAGTACCAAGTAAAGGCATGATTATGCTTTCATTGCAGATTGAACCTGTTGGACCGCACCAATAAGCGCGAAAAAGCAAATCACGCCACTTATAAACCTTGCAAAGACATTTACGTAATAACAAATGTCCACTTGAACGCTAGCACCTGTAACAGGATTATTCACAGATGGATTAGTACAAGCAGCAGTAGGAACGGACGGGAACCAATCACCCAATCCAAGCCGTTCTTTTGTCAAATCCTCAATAGCACCCATGTTGTCTTTATTAGCCGCTTTTATAGCATCCTCACCTACGCGCCCAATATCCTCATCAATCTGCGGCATACCTTTTTCATCAATCCGGCAAGCAGGCTGACCGGGCGCACCGCATCGATTACCGTCATCCTTACCACCAGGATCACCACCAGGGGTCCCACCAGGGGTGCCGCCAGGGGTGCCGCCAGGAGTACCACCAGGGGTTCCGCCAGGGGTTCCGCCAGGAGTGCCACCAGGGGTGCCACCAGGAGTACCGCCAGGAGTACCGCCAGGGGTTCCGCCAGGGGTTCCGCCAGGGGTTCCGCCAGGAGTGCCACCAGGAGTGCCGGGATCAGTAGGATTTGTTGGATCAGTAGGATTTGTTGGATCAGTGGGATTAGTTGGATCAGTTGGATCAGTTGGAAGATTTGTATCACTTCCGTTATATGGAGGAATATCAGAATCCGGAGATTTAGGTACGCTACAAGTTTGAGCGCTTTCAGTTAACTTTACGTCCCAAACATAAAGGAAAATCCCTGGCTTTGGCGAAGACTTTTGATATAGCTTCCCCACATCAGACTCCCTAGCAACTACAGCCTTGCAGGAACTAATACAAAATATCTGCTGAAACTGACTACCATCAGCGGCAATTTTTTGAACATAATCGATACTGGTTCCAGACTTACTAGGGCGACCATAGCCACTTGCATATTCAAATTGGCCGAGACTATCACCTAGATTACATTTCCCTCTTTTCTCGACCTGAACTGTACCCTTACCACCATTCCACGCCGTATACTTACAATACCAAATATCAGGGACAGTTGGATGAGCCTCACAAGTACCATCTTTATTTGGCAATTGCTCAGAGGTAGCGAATAAGCGCCATGCATCAGTTAAACTATCTCTTGGCGTTGATCCATTCGGCACATACTTAATAGCAGCGACGGAACTATTAGCAACGAAAAACAGCAACAACAAAATAACGTTTCTCATATTTACACCCGAAAAAAAAGGCGACCGGAGCCGCCCTGGTGATGCTGAAGAACTTTAGCCAGCCTTCGAGAAAGCTTTTTTCATCATCTTGATACCCCAGAAGCCACCGGCTACCAGGACGGCGACAGCGAAGGCCGCAGTGATGTAGGTAGTGGCCTGACCGGACAACGCCGTGATCGCGGCAACACCCGGATCGTCAGCCGCCGCAGCAACGCCCGAAACAGCAACCGCGCCCACCAGAGCCAAACCACGCATGATATTTTTGTTCATTTGCACATCCTTAAAAAATGACGGTCTACATACGATTGACGACGACCCTGCGCCAAAAGACTACTAATCCAGAATTTCAATCGAACGCCGGATAACTCGCTGTATCGCACCAGCGGCATACCCAATGCCAAACGCACTCAAGGCGTAACCGACAGCGGCCGCAATAGTCATTATTTGTGCTCCAGAAACCGGGAAATAATGTACTTCGCCAGATGCACAGCACAGAAGAACAGGCCAGCTAAAAACAAGATGGGCCAAAGACTTTTTAGCAAACTCATCGTTGCGCCCCTGCGATCCAGCCCAACGCGAACAGCACCACCACCGCCGCCACAAAAAAAATATCAACAGCCTTCTCCTGCGCCACCACAGCAGCCACGTACTCAGGGCCTGACTCAACCACATAGGCACATGCAGCCAACTCAGTAGGAGCACTAGACACCGTGTACAGCACGGCACCGGACGGAGCATCCGGCCCGGTCATTCGTGTGGAATCGACGCAGGAAGGCATGGGAAATTACGACGCGGTTTGTTGACCTGGGTTCACCTTGACGGCAGGAGCCGCTGCAGTGGGTTTTGCTTGAGAAGCAGCGGAAATTGGAGTGATAGAAAAGACCTGTGCGCCGACACGCTTGTCTTGCGAGATCGATACTTCGAATTCAACCTCATACATGCCCGGTTGAGTGTCTTTGAAGCGCTCCGGCAACACCAGTTCACCGATTAACGGCTCGATGACGCCGGTATCGCGGTTTGGCTTGTGGACGATGCATTGCGCCATGCGCATATCGTAGTCATTGCCGGTTTTTTTCGAACGGCCAGCCACTTGGGTGACGTGCAGAATTTGAATGGTATTTTTCATGATCTTTTCCTTAAAGTGAGTCGCCCGCTAGAGCGATTAAGTACGACTGTGATATGTTTATTGCCATCTAGAACTAATGGCAATTTTATGAACACATTTATGTTGTTACTTTCAGTGGCAATTACTGCACTAATATTTTCGAAGCTTTTTAATCCGGGGATGTTTAGGCTTGTTTCAGCCAAATCACCGGAGTCACTACAGATAAAACGGAGACCAATACTTACAAACCGTGAGCAACAAATGTTCGCGCTCCTAACAACTGCATTGCCTGAATGCATCGTGCTGACACAAGTAGCGTTTTCCGCACTCATCACCGCAGATGGCTGGCAGTCCCGAAATCGATTCAATCGCAAGGTGATCGACTTCGTTTTATGCAGCAACCACATGAACGTCATCGCAGTGATCGAGCTAGACGACCGCAGCCACATAGGCCGCGAACAGAACGACCATGAGCGTGACGCCATGCTCAAACAAGCCGGATACCACACGATTCGTTACCCGAGCATTCCAACAGCAGAAAAAGTAAGAACCGATATCGAATCCCTACTAATGAACATGCACACTTTTTGATACGACTACCGTCAAACACTTTTCGCTTTGCACAGATCGGCAACCGAAAAAAACCTCCCAAGGCGTACCAGTGGGCAAACAGGCGGCCCGTGGGCCGGAGACTGAGCGGTTTACATTCAACCTAGATGTGCTATCGTTTACTTACCCAAACGGACAAGCATTTGCGCGTTTGGACAAACACATATTATTGTCCAAACGTGTAAATTGCAAACAGGAAATAACTATGAACTATGCAGAATTGATAGAAAATGCAATGAAGGGACGCCCAACGCTGGCGATGTCCAAGCTGTGGGGACTGCCAAACTCAACGCTGGTGAAGTATGTGAAGGGGGAGCGTATGCCAGACTTCAATACGGCCCTGAAGATCGTAAAAGAAGCTGGCGTAGACCCTGCCGTGGCCTTTGAGGCGCTGGCAGAAGAAGAACGCAACCACAAATCGAAAAATTTCAAATTGCAGTTGCAAGATAAT